ATTGGGGATGAAAGTAGCAGAGGTTCGCAATCAAGAGATGTGGCCGACACCAACGGCGAACGAGGATGCGTGTGGGAAACCAACAGGCAAGATGCAGAAGATGTTGGGCAATCATCCGAAGGTCAGAGGCACAGGTGGTGGGACTTTGAACCCAACGTGGGTCGAGTGGCTCATGGGGTACGAGGGAGGGTACACCGACTTAAAGGATTGGGAAATTCTATCGTCCCGCAAATCGTCGAAGAAATCGGCAAAGCGTTGATCAAGGGAATGAAAGAATAATGCCAGAAAGTTTAGAACTAGAAGAAATTTATATTTATTTTGTGATTAATAAAAAATCTAAAAAAATAGTTTACATCGGTGAAACTCAAAATGGAAGAACTAGAGTTCAATCTTATCGATTTAATAAAAAAGTTTGTGATATAAAAGTTATTACATCTAAAAAAATTAAGTGTTTAAGTAATTATTATTTTAGAAGATATTATGAGGCAAGGTGGATTTATAAATTTAAGCCTGAGTATAACAAACAAATAAACACGCCACCTAGTTTAAATGTTTTTTTAATGAAGATGTATTTGTGGAATGAAAATCCTCAATCGAATTGGATAGTACCTTTCTCACAAAACTGTCCATTTAAATGTAAGTTTTTACCTCATACACAAAAAACAAATAAATATATTTATAATGGGTATTCTAAAATATGGAATGAAGTTGATTTAAGTAAACAACTTTATATTAATGGTAAGAAAGCATTTGATTATATACTGTATAATAAAATTGAAAAAACTTTAGGGGTAAAAACAAGGAAAACTTTTAGAACAAGAGAAGAGAGGATACATAATTAAATGAAAAGAAACAATAAATACATATATCCAAAAACGGTTCGTGAAACGTTAGATGGTATTCGTCACTATAATATCAACGATAAAGAAAAGTTACCAAGTGTTACAACGATTCTAAAGGCCACCGAATCACAGGAGAAACAAGATAGCTTGGCAGCTTGGCGAGCAAGGGTCGGCGAAGAGACGGCAGCTAAAATTACTGAAGAAAGTTCGAGCCGTGGAACGGCGATGCATAAGATCTTGGAGAAATACATCTTGGAAGAAGGATATCTAGATCTTACCAATGTCGGAAAACAGGCTCATAACATGGCTATAAGGGTCATAGAGCAGGGTCTATGCAATTTAACGGAGTACTACGGCACAGAATGTACTTTGTACTATCCTGGGCTCTATGCTGGCCAGACCGACTTAGTAGCTGTACACAAAGGACAAGATGCGATAATTGACTTTAAACAAACGAACAAACCGAAGCGAGAAGAGTGGATCGGGGATTACTTTCTGCAGCTAGGGGCTTATGCGATGGCGCACAATTTTATATACAAAACCAATATTACTAAAGGTGTAGTAATGATGTGTAGTAAGGATAATTACTACCAAGAATTTGTCGTAGAAGGGACAAAATTTCAACAATATCAACACGACTTTTTAAGGAGGGTCAATGAGTACTATCAAAAAAGAGACAGAAATGTTGGATAAAATAGCCAACATGTATTACAAAACAGATGGTGATATGAAGAAGATGTGGAAGAAAAAGTGGTATCAAGGTGTCAAGAATGTGGCAAGAAGATATGAAAGTATGCTACCGGTTGGACACAAGGATAGGTTAAAATGAGATTAAGAGATTTACAACAAATTTTAGAAAAATTTACCAATGGACAAAAGGGAACTATGATATCCGATTGTCCTGTTTACATTGAAAGTATGTCTGGACATTTAGAAGATGTTAGACGTATTGAGATACAGGAAAGCAATATAATTGGTGATGCTAATCCAGCTAGATTAGTATTAAAAGCAGATAGGAATGAATTATTTAGATCTAAAACATATAAGCAGAGTTAAGAATTCCCTTGGGATTGGGGTGGAAGCGAGAGTGGAAGCCCCAAAAATATGAAAAAAGTAATAATACAAAGTAAACAAATCACACCTAAACAATGGTCAGCTCTTATACTAGAGCTGAACTTGATGCGCAAAGCTTGGAAACCTTATGCCAAGATAGAGCTGCAAGGTAATGGTATTAAGAAAATAATAGCTCACGGGACAAGACGTTTCAAAGTTTAGAATCATTCTAATGTAGTTGCCGTCCGTATAAGAGAAATTTTTGAGCAAAAATATTTTTTAAAAATAAAAAATTTTAGAGGCGGCAAGGCGGCAAGGAGGCTAAAAATCGATTATAAGTGTTGGTATTAGCGAATAATAGCCTGCCACGAGCCCTGCCAAGGCAGATTTTGAGATGGCAAAAGTGTTGATAATACTAGCTTTTTGATGTTTTTGCCTTGGCAAGGTCAAATAAGCATTGATTTTATTGACATTCTTGTCTCCGCACTCGGCGCGCGGGACTTTTTTTGTTTTCAAAAATAAAAAAATTGCCTAAAAATTTCTCTTATAGTAAAAAACCAAATGCCCAAACGTCCTAAAAAATCTAAATATAAATCAGTAGTCATTAATAAAAAGCGATATTATTATTACAAAATAACTTGGATTGATCCGACGGGAGATTCGGGACACGCAACAGCTCACGATTCTTTGGGGTTGATACCTTCAACAATGATAACTCACGCATATGTTTTTGATAAGAACAGAAAATATTTATGGACGTTTGCATCTTACGAAGAGAATGATGAACTCTTTTCTGATAGAAATGTTTTTCCTTTGGGTTGTATAATTAAAATGGAGAAAATAAGTGAAAGATAAAAATATTAATCCTACATTGACAAAGAATATGCCCAATGTAAAATGGGATCAACTTCCACCAAGGAAGGGACCTAACTCACAAGGAGTAAATTATGGAAATGTACCAAGTAAAAACAAGTTGGTTGAACTTAATAAAAAAATTTCCAAGAAGAATATATAGCAGGGTTATTGCTGAACTGAATCATTATCAGGGTTTAACTCTTCTACTGATTTTAATTGTTCTTTTTCTGGGGTAATATTAATTAAATTTTTGTGATCATCTAAAATTTGTTGCATCTTCGCCTGTAACTCTTCTTCACTCATCTTGTCCAGATTACCGGTTACAACAAGCTTTTGATCTACATACAAACCACCTGCTTTTCCACGTGCAACTTCAGCATTAATTGCAGCTGACCACGCTCCTTTTTTAGCTGAATCATCTCGTAGTTTAGCTAGTTCTGCTAGGTGTTTTTCAAAGGTGATGCCATATTTTTCTTGCACCTCTGCTCTCAACTCACCAATATATTTTACAACTAATGGGGATATTCTAGGATTTCGCAGCTCGCTTGCAGCCTGCCTTGGTCTCGATTTGTAGCCTGCTTCCAGCGCACATTCAGCTGGACTTTTCCTACCTTCGTTATAGACCAAAAGTTCTGCGAACTTCATCTGTCTTTCGGTTAATTGTCGTGGTACTCCCATAAGTTGTTTTATAGTGTAACTTTCCGTACAAGTCAATAATCGCCTGTAATCGCTTGAAGATTGAGCTGTCATTGAGCTGGTGTTAAGCTGCTAAAGAGCTGCTAATAAGCTGTGGGTCGCTGTGGGTCTGTCTGGGTCGCTTGTACTCGCCTGTTCGCCTGTGCATTATTAAATTTTTTATTTTTATTTTTATACAATTTTTAGTTGTGGACCTAATTTGTTATTTTTTAAGTAATTTAATAATAGGTTTAAAATTAATTTCATCAGAAAGAACTCCTCCATCAGTTTTTTCATTAAAATCAACTCTATTCCACTCTTCACAAAATTTATCTGCAATTTGTGAAGAAAACATCAATGTTTTATTTTCATATTTATATGCATTAATTAATCCATCATTGTTCCATATAATAACTCTGCTTAAATCTTGCTTTTTAGGTGTAATTTTAGTCATATTTTCCTTTCTTATTTATTCCCATATAATCCCTTGTTTCTAGATTTCAATAGTGTATAAAAAACAAATCAAAAAAGGAGAATAAAAAATATGAGACAATGGTTAAATACAAAAGAGAAATGCATATTGAGAGATTTAATAAAAATAGAACTTAAATCTTTAGATAAAGACGACTATGGAAAGTATAAATATTTTCCATATGAATATGCACAACAATTATTAAAGTTGGGAAAGAAATTACAACTTGATGAACAACAAAAAATAAAAGCAAATAAATTATATAGAAAGGAAAAAATATAATGAAAGAAGAAACACTATACAAAGGAGAAAAACCTTTAGACAAAATGTCTGATAAAGAACTTACTGATTATTGGACTAAAAGAGTTGAAAAATTTTTACTTGGACAAAAAATTGTTAAAGTAGAATATATGTCTGAAGAGGACGCAGAGGATATGGGTTGGGATAGTAGACCAATTCAAATTCTTTTAAGTAATGGTATATGGTTGACACCTCAACAAGATGATGAGGGAAATGATGGAGGTTCAATCTCAACTAATACAACTGATATAATTCCAACTTTATGAAAATATTAAGAATAGATAATCAAGATTGTTGTAGTCTAGCAGTTTTTAATAATCTTGATGAGTTAAGAGAACAATTAATTGATTTTCATTCCATTGATTATGACGATCATTTTGAAGAAAATGAAAAATATAAACCAATAGAAGATTTTACTTTGCAAGAAATATTAAATTGGGGAGATTGGGATTATAAAATAATTACTGATAAAGAGGCAGAGGAAATAGAATGAAAAGACTAAAAATAAAAATAAATTTTGAGTGTACCCATGCAGATAAAAAAGAAACTGAAATGGAACTTGAAAAAATAATACATTATCACATTTACGAGAAGATATGGAACATAGACCCAAAAGGTGTGAAACTAGATGTTAAAGAAATTGCACCAAAAGGGTATTGTAGGTCAT